ACTTTTTATCAATAGATGGTAGATAATCTGGTGGAGGCGGGGGGAGTCGAACCCCTTGCCATTGCAGGTTTATTGGAATACAAAACCATTATGTGTGTAAACGGTGTGTAAACATCCTGACAGGTCTGCCACCTGACAATACTACAAATTCTGGTCGTATAAATTAATAGAGGAATTATTGGTAAATTGTAGAATTGTTACGTAAAAAGTGAAAAGGAGGAATTATTGTGAGTGATGAAGTAAAAAAACCAATCTGGAAGCGTTGGTGGTTCTGGTTATTAGCGGTGATCGTCGTGATCGCAATTGGTACCTCTGGCGAGGATAATAGATCCACTCAGACGACTTCACCAGGTACACAATCTAATCCGGCTGTATCTCAGGGAACGACTGATAATAAGCCGTCCTCAGACGCAATCAAATCAGGAATGTATAAAGTTGGCGTAGATTTACCAGCCGGAGAATATGTAATAGTAGGTTCGGGGTATTTTGAAGTTGACAAAGACTCAACCGGGTCATTTGACGCGATTCTAGCCAACGACAATTTTGCAAACCGCACAATTATTACCGTAAAGGATGGCCAATACTTTAAGTTTGATCGGGGCGCGGCATACCCAATTGCAAAGGCTCCCGCAGTAGATACTAACTCGAAGGTCCTCAAAGAAGGAATGTATTTAGTGGGCAAAGATTTCCCGGCAGGAGAATATAAAGTTGAAGCAGAAGGATCCGGGTACTATGAAACCGACAAAGACAGTCTCCATGGGCTAAATTCTATAATTGCCAATGATAACTTCGATGGAACAAGATATGTCACCGTGAAAGCTGGTCAATATCTCAAATTAAGTAATGCCAAACTCTATCTAAAATAGTGAAAAGGGCCGGGGATTAACCCCGGCTTCTCTAACCCATTGGTACCAGCATCACTATGATAGCCGCCATGAGCAGCGCCAAAGGTATGATCGCCCCAAGCGCTCCAAGGCTACTCACCGCCTCCGGCTGCTGCCTCACCTGATAGTTTCCCCTGGTCATAGATCCCGCAAGCCATTAGCCCCAGGGCGATACCGATCACTACTCCACCAACCGGATCCATCCCGTTTTGGTAGGCCACGGCAACCCCGCCTATGATACCCAGACCCAACGCAGCAGCCGGGGCAAACTTGGACGGCAGCCCCATTTCCCTGGCCACCTTGACCAGCCCGATGATAAGTGCTAACACCGGGATTCCATATAATAAAATTTGATTTAGCTCCATCATCCTAAGCCCTCCTTACATAGTCCGCAACGTTGCGGATAAGCGCCATTACATAGTCCCCCTTGGCGTCCTGCCCAGTAGCCGCAATCCCTAGCCAATAGTCGGGGCTGGCGATAATCCCTGACTGCTGTAGCACCGCTACGGCATCTGCCATAGGGCTTGCCGGCGCTACCGGCTTGGCCAGTCTGGCTGTAAGGTCTGCCCAGGGAAACAGCTTGCCCGGGCACGCGGTGGCCTGCACGTCTTTATGCCCGATGACCGGTATATCCTTATATCTGGTGCGGATATCCAGTATCAACTCGGCCAGGGATTGCACTTGGGCCTTGGCCGGCGAGGCCTGCTCAAAATTGCCGCCCAGACATATCCCTATCCCGTCGGTATTTGCCTCGTGCTGCGCGTCCTGGTAGGCGTGAGCGCCCTGGGTCCACTCTGGTCGCCCCTGCCATACGCCGCCGCTGCCGTCTATGTAGTAGTGATATCCGATCCCCGACCAGCCGCGGGCCAAGTGCCAGCGGTGGATCTCATCGACGCTAGTAGCTGGGCTGCTGACTGAGTGATGTATCACTATCCGACGCGTACGTGGTCGGATCGCAAGTTGATTCTGAAATACTATTTCCGGGCTGATCTGTACTATCATAAGTAACTCCTTCCCTTTCTGGCCTGTCCGGCCATTGATTATTCTTACTCAAGTTTTCCATGCCCGCCTTGGCATAGTAGCCCAGTACCACGGCCACGACCTCGATGCAGACCGTCTTGGATAGAGCCTCAGCGATCTGCATCCGGCCTAGAAGGGCAAGGGCATAGCTGGCCCACATCATGGCAAAGCCCTGGATGAGTGCTATCCTGATTATCCACTTGGAAAAAGTAATGTCTTTTGTCATTACTTGCAATCCCCCTTTAGCTCGTCAATCCGCTTATGGGCCTGCTTGGAGCTTTCCTCGACGCGGATCACCCTCTCGGACAGGTCGCCTACCCGTTTTTCTGTGGCCTTCATGTCGATTTTGATATCATCCACGCCACCGCGGATGTATCGTATGTCCGCTTTCAACTCGCCGTTTTGCAAGCCCTCGTCAGCGCACTGCTTTTTGACCCCCCTTTGAAACCCGACATAAGCAAATAGGATTGATGATACCGTCCCTATCGCCCCCAGCAGGGCCAGATTCTCTGTTGCCATCTCCCACGCCCCTCTCATCAGTAATGTATATCTCAAGCGGCATGGCCGCGATTGTTCTGCACTTCCATTAAAAAACCACCCCGCAGGGTGGTTTGGTCGGTTATTAAAAGTATTTTCGGTATATCTCTTTTCGCCTGGGTCCTGATAGGCTGGCGTACACGAGAGTAGTGCTAATCTTCGCGTGGCCCATCAGTGTTTGGATCCCTTCCATCGGTGCGCCCTGGTTGAGCAAGTGGGTTGCATAACTATGCCTCAATTTATGGGGATACACATTGGACTCAACCTCTGACCGCTTGGCTACCCGCTTAATGATATAGCGGATCTCCGCTATGCTCATCCGGTGGGGCTTGCGTTCTGTGACGAACAGGGCCATGTCTGTGTCTTTCCTGCTGTTCAGGTACTTCTTGAGCCAGATCGCGGCCTTGATTGAGAAGTAAACCTCGCGTTCCTTACTGCCCTTACCCAGAACTATACAGGAGCGGTTGTCCCAGTCGATTGCCCCGCGGTTCAGCCGGTGGACCTCACCGATCCGGCAGCCGGTAGAATAGAAAAATTCTACCAGGGCATGCTCCAGCGGAGACCTGCAAGCCTCCTGCAGTATAATCGTGTCTTCCTCACTGAGTGCTTTAGGTACGATCTTGCCCAGCTTAGGCTCCCTGAGCTTTCGGGCCGGGTTAGCCTGGCAGTAACCCTCCTCGGCAGCCCATCTAAAAAAGGCCCGGAGAACCCGGATCCTCATACCCAGGCTGGACAGCTTCAAATGACCGCCGCGCTCCACCAGGTACTCTTTAAGATCCGCCAGGGTAACTTCACCCACATCGATGTCGCCCAGGTATCGGATGAGCATATTGGCCTGGACTGCATAACCCTTGAGTGTGTGAGGGCTGAAGCCCTCGATCTGTCTGTCGGCAGCATAAAGCCGCCACGCTTGGCTGAGTAGCATGATATGATACCTCCCGCAAGATATTTTTGGTTCCCGCAGTAATGATGATAGCAGGCAACGCCTGCGGGGACGCTTTCGATCAGGGGAGCTACCCCCGATCTAGCCTGCTACTACCGTACCATATCATGCAATTTCAATTCAAGTCAATCTTTCATATTCGCTAAACCGATAGTTTTATATCGGTTGTTCTTTGACGGGATAAGGTAAAACGCTACCTTCAATCACTTCTGCCCCTGTAATCCCTGCGACATAGGCGGTCAGCCAATCAACTACGACTTCATCCCAGGGATGACAAAAACAAAGTCGATTATCTGAGAGTATTAAAGGAATACCTAATTTAACTGGATTAGGTGCAGGGTCAAAGTCGGGAGTGGCAAATATCTCGTCTGCCAGGGTTTGGTTGGGCACAATTAAATATGTCACTTAATATACCCCTCCCAACCTGCTTTTCGCTCATTTGTTCCTTTAGTACGATTACTGACAGCCGTTGGTCGTTTCCATGCTTTTAATCGTTCATTTTTCCGTTCTTCCCTAGTTTTCTTATCTTTACCGGGGTCGATTAATTTCATATTGACACCCCCCGAACTGCAAGAATGTTTTGTATCGCTTTATAATTTTGCCTCACTTCGGCAGGTCTTAGGGTAGTATT